GGCTGAAAAGACTCAACTCCATGCCCGGCTGGCCCTGAGTCACCCCGTCGCACATGGCCGGGACTCCGCCGGCAAACTGAGCCGTACAACCAATCTCGGCGGCGGCCTGTTGAATAATTTCTGGATAAGCGCCCAACGGTTGGTGGGCACTCAACATCTCGTTATAGGAAGAGACAATACCAATATTGGCGCTCTGCCCCTGCCGTATCCTGAACTTGTTCGCCGGCTCCAATGCGGCAAAACCGTGGGCCAGATTGCCGCAGGAAAGTTGATCGCGGTTCGTGCCCGCGTCGCGGCCGCGCTCGATCAGATCGAGATATTGGCGGCGGCGTGGCGCACTGCGCGTAACGATGCGCTCGGTCACCTTGGCGATTACGGGGTGAAGGTCAGTCATGCCAGCTAGCTCCGTCGCGTTCGATCAAGGCAATGGCCGAGGACGGCCCCCAGTTCCCCGAAGAATAGGGGGCGACCTTCATATTGGCCTGTTTCCAACCCTCGATGATCGAATCGATCCAGGTCCATTGCGCCTCCACTTCGTCGCGGCGTACGAACAGGGTCTGGTCGCCCGCCAGCAGGTCGAGAATGGCGCGCAGGTGATCGACGTCAACATGGACGAGGGGCTGCTCGACGGGGTCGAGGCGATGCTGAACGGTGCGATCCGCAGGATTGACGCCTTCACGGGGCGCATTCGCGATGCTTTAGCTGCTGTCGGCATTGAGAGCACCTTTGGTCAGATCGGTGAAATCAGTCTCGGCGATATCGCCAATCCCTTCGCGGGTGCGTCAGCTGAGACAGGATCGGCTGCAGCAGGCGCCTTTCGCCGAGCCTTCGAGGATAACCCGCTCACTGTTCCCAACCTTGGCCTTGATGTCATTGCGGCGGAAGCACTGGAAACCGCCAATATTTACCGGCGTGCTGCCACGGATCTTGCGACTGGCGCAACGGCTCCACTCACATCATGGGGCGCACTTCGCGATGCCGTTTCGGGCACGGGGGAAGACGGCGCAGCGGCGTTGGATGAGGCCACGGCCTCTGCAAATCGGGTGTCAGATGCGATGGGACGTGCTGGAGGAGCGTCCGAGATTGCTGGAGAACGGATCGCCACCGGGTGGCGCGCAGTCTCAGACTCTCTTAAAGCCTATGCAACAGATGCCCTGAATTGGGCCAAAGGTCTTGGCGATACTTTGACCGGCGCCTTTAACGGTGCGGAAAGCGCGTTCCGCAATTTTGTGGACACTGGGAAGCTCGACTTTAAGGGGCTTGTCCGCTCAATCCTTGCGGATCTTGCGGTGTTATCCTTCAAACGTGCCGTTCTGGGCCCCTTGGCCTCTGCTTTGTCCAGTGCCTTTGGCGGTGGGTCCGTCGCGGCGGCTGTTTCGCATGCGGGCGGCGTCGTTGGACAGTCCGGACATAGTCGGTCTGTGCCCGCGCTGTCCTTTGCAGCGGCACCTCGCATGCATTCGGGCGGTTGGGCAGGTCTGCGCCCTGATGAGGTACCCACAATTCTGCAGCGCGGCGAGCGGGTGCTGAACCGACGCGAGGCGGCAGACTACGGGCGGGGCGGCAACTCTGGCGCGGGTGTGATCCTCAATATTGATGCGCGTGGGGCGCAGATGGGTGTGGCAGAACAAATCGATCTCAAGCTGCGCGCGGCGCTTCCCGAACTTGCGCGTCTCGCGACCCAAAGTGTCGCAAATGGGCGCCGCCGAGGCTATTCGATATGATTTCCGAACTTCCCCTTTACTTGATCACAAGCCTTGAGCGCCGGCTGATGACGGCCGCGACAACCACGACCTCGCCCTTTACGGGATCACAAGAGGTCCAGGATTGGGGTGGTGAGTGGTGGAACTATGCGGTGACTATAGCGCTGATGCGGCCGAGTGACGGGCAACGTCTGTCAGCCTTCTTTACATCACTTGGGGGTGTTAGGGGGCGCTTTTTGTTCCGCGATCCTTCGATAGAGGCAGCACCGGCAGTGGGTCTTGGCGTTGTGTCAGGGGCTTTCCAAAGCGGACGGAGCCTTGTGACCGCGGGTTGGGCAGAGAGTACACTTCTCTTTCGAGCGGGAGATTTCTTCTCGCTTGGAACCGGTACTGAGACCCGCTTGTACCAAGTCACTATGGATGTGATCTCGAACGATGTCGGTATGGCGACCCTACAGTTTATTCCAAAATTGCGCAGCACTCCTGCCAACGGGACTATGATTGAGACCTTCGATCCAAAGCTTGTTCTTCGCTTAAATGAACCCGTCCCTACGACGGTCGGGAGAGCAGGAAAATTCCAGTTCACCTTCAGTGCAAGAGAGGCGCTTTGACCCGAAATCTGACACCGGAGTATCTGGCCGCGTTAGAGGATCAAGCTCTTTATCCCGCACTCTTTTTTGAAGGAGAGTTCGCGTCGGGCTGGGTTCGCATTTGGACCGGCGCCTCCGACATCATCTGGGACGACAAAACATGGACAGGCACGGGTGTGCTTATGGGGGTCGGCGCCTTGGAGGAAACCTCTGAGGTCGTGGCCTCTGGAACGAGTGTATCACTCTCCGGCGTGCCACTTGATCTTGTTGGCCTGGCAATCGAGGAAGCCCGGCAAGGCAATGTTGGGCGGATCTGGCTGGCACTGCTCACTGCTGGCGGTGAAGTTATTGCCAATCCGGTCCAGGCTTTCTCTGGGCGGTTGGATGTACCGGAACTCAGTGAAGATGGGGCAACCTGCACCATCACCATCTCTTATGAGAGCCGAATGATTGATCTCGGCACCCCACGGAACTGGCGCTACACTCATGAAAACCAACAGGTCCTGCATCCCGGCGATCGTGGATTTGAGCACGTCACCGCCATTCAAGATCGTGAAGTGACATGGGGCCGCGGTTAAAACAGTTCAGACAGACCATAATGGGTTTTTTGGCGTTGAGCGGCCTTTGAACGCCCAAGTGTCCCAGCAAACCTTTCCCCCAATACGTGGCACGGGATCCACTTCGCGTTGAGACGTAGGGTTCACGCATCGCCCCAGAATATATGACAGCTCCGCGTCAAACCTTTGGAAGCGCTATGGGCACAAGATCCTCAATATCGGCCGTGGGCACAACTTATCTAAACCTCAGCGGAAAACCACTGTGACGAACGCATATTGCGCGCCAGAACAATCGACAGCACCCACCCGCATTGAAGGATGGGAGACCCTGCTTTCAGACACCATTATCAGAGCCCAATCTCGGCCCTTTGCTTGGGGCAGCCATGATTGTGCGATCTGGGCTTTTGACACGCGTCGACTGCTCACGAGCGGTCCAGACCATGCCTCACTATGGCGGGGGCGGTATCGGACTGCACTTGGGGCCACTCGAGTGATGCGCAAGCTCGGGTGGCGGTCGCTTGAAGAAGGAGGACGGGCATTACTTGGGCCGCCTCTCACGGCCCGCCTTTTGGCCCAACGCGGGGATTTGGTTCTTGGCGGATCACCAGAAGCTTTTGGCGTCTGCCTGGGCGCACAGGCCGCTTTTGTCGGAGCAGATGGGATCATGCTTTTACCTCTGCCAGATTGTCGCCTTGCCTGGAGGACGTGATCGATGCCACCTCTTGTGATTGGCGCTGTCGCTCTGGGGGGAGCGGCCATTGCGGCTGGGGGTATAACGGCGGCTTTCGCTGCCGGCGGACTGATCGGCTTTGCGGCTAATTTTGGCGCCTCGATGCTATTGTCTGGCGCATCGCAGGCATTGATGCCGACCTCCGCCTCCGCTCAGTCTGGACTGCAGGCACGTAGGGTGACGGTGCGCGAACCGGTTATGCCCAGGGAAATTGTCTACGGTCGGGCACGTAAAGGAGGAGTGATCACCTTTCTACATTCGAACGGTGATCAAAACAGCTATCTTCATTTGGTCATCGTCCTCGCGGCCCATCGGGTCAAATCGATTGGCGCGATTTATTTTGAAGGCGAGATGGCTGTCGACGCTGAAGGAACCGCCCAAGGGCGTTGGGTTGACAGAGTGGTTGTTGAAAAGCGTCTTGGAACCTCAGATCAAACTGCCTTCGCAGGCTTAATTGAGGCAGCGCCTGAACTTTGGAGCTCGACGCATCGTTTAGCTGGCTGTGCAGCACTCTATCTCAGGCTCACCTATGATCCCGATGTTTATCCGGGTGGCATTCCAAACATCACCGTCGATCTTGAAGGTAAGAACGATATTCTAGACCCACGAAGCGGCGCCCGCCTCTATTCAGAAAACCCTGCATTATGCATCGCGGACTACATGGCGGATCCAGTCTATGGGATTGGAGCTGAAATCGGTGCGGCTGATGGCTGTAATGAGGCAAGTCTCATTGAGGCGGCAAATATCTGCGACGAATGGGTACCATTGGCTGACAGCGGAGTCGAACGACGCTATAGCTGTAACGGCATCGCTTCGCTCTCAGAAACACCCAAAACCATCATTGAAGCGATGCTGACCTCGATGGCTGGGCGCTGTGTTTGGCAGGCGGGTCAATGGCATATGCGCGCAGGAGCATACCGGATCCCGAGAGAGGTGCTCACGAGCGACGATGTGCGGGAGGGCGGCATCGCTCTAACCACACGCCAAAGTCGTGCTTCAAACTTTAATGCGGTACGGGGCCAGTTTGTAAGCCCCGAGAATGACTGGCAGCCCGATGACTTCCCCGCTGTGACCTCTGAAGTTTACAGGATAGAAGATGGGGGGGAGCAGATTTGGCGCGATATCTCCCTACCCTTCACACTTTCTTCAGCCACCGCGCAGCGCTTGGCCAAGATTGAATTGGAACGGAACCGTCGACAGCAATTGTTGAAGATAAGCGGGAAGCTCAAGGCGTGGCGCGTGGCCGTTGGCGAAACCACCTACTTCAAATATGATCGATGGGGCTTTGGAGGAGATAGGCTCCCCAATGGCAAACCCTTTGAGGTGCAGTCTGTCCGGCTCGATCTGGTACAAATCGGTGACGGGGCACGGATCGCACCTGAGGTGATCCTCCGAGAGACATCACCGCTCATTTACGATTGGTCAGCGAGTGAAGAACAGATCTATGAGGTGGCGCCACGTACCACCCTACCCTCTGCTTTTGGTATTGCGGCTCCGGGTGCTCCACAGGCGGAGGAAGAGCTTTATGTAACGCGGGATGGGTCTGCGGTGAAGGTTCTGCTGCGGGTACGGTGGCTCGAGGCACCAACAGCCTTTGTGGAGAGCTATCAATTTGAAGCGCGCCGTGATGGCGCGGAGTGGCAAGACTATGGCCGGACGACGGGGACGGTAATGGAGATCCGCGACATTCGCCCCGGCGATTGGGACTTCCGGGTGAAGGCGCTCTCAGGACTGGGGGTGGCCTCTCCTTGGAGAGAGGGCAAGCTCGAGGTTGTTGGTCTGACCGCGCCACCTGAGGCGCTCAGCGGGTTGACCATTCAAAGTGCTGGGGGCTTGGCGGTTCTCAAATGGCACCGCTCGGTGGATGTGGATGTCCGCGTGGGCGGCAATATCATCATCCGCCATAGCAAAGAGCCGCTCGCCACCTGGGCCAATTCGGTCTTGATGGATCGTGTCTCGGGCGGTGAGGCTATTGCGGTCGTGCCCCTGAAGCCCGGCACATATCTCTTGCGAGCGGAAGATAGCGAGGGGCGGCTTGGGCCTGTGTCTCAGGTCGTGACCAAGGCGGCTCAGATTTTAGGCTTCACGGAATTGGCCTCCTTGCCGGCGGATCCGGAGTTTATTGGGGATAAAACGGGTCTCTTAGTGGAATCCGGAACTTTACAGCTGGCCCAAGGTGTCGCTGCAGATGGAACACCTGAGGTGACGGCCCCTGAGGGGCTCTATTCCTTCAGTGAGCGATTGG